AAGTTGCGCATCGGAATAATCTGCTGCCGGCCTTCGCTGTTCTCGATGGTCATGGCGAGCGAGTCGACTACCTTGACCGCGACCTGGCCGACGCGCATGACTGTGCCCTGAATGGTGCCGCCGCCGGGTGAGGCTTGCTCCGGCGTCAGCAGCGTCAACTTTGACTTGAATGGCAAACCGATCAACGTGCGCTTGCAGCTCGTTTCGATCGGGCCGACCTGGCCGCCGGAAACGACGCGCTGCTGCATTGCCGCGCCGTCGCCGACTATGTCGACCGTCTTCCCCTCGAGGTGTCCGAGTCCGGTGAAGATCACTTGTCCGGTCGCATTGTCGTAAGTCTTCCCGGCATCAACGGTCGCGCCGTAAATTGCCGCCTGCGCCACCGGCAGCGATGCGTTCGGGTCGACCGTTTCCGGGTAAATCGGTGCGTAGGTGTGATCGAGATACTCGACCATGCGCACCGACGCCCCGCCGATCACGCGCCGGACGATCACCCAGACTTGATCAAAGCTGCCCGTTGGGATCGACGAAACCCATTCATAGAAGCCGTCGGTGTAGTGCTTCGCCCACGCGACAACATTCTGGCCGCGATCGTAGGTGCATGACAGAAGCGTGCCGTCGGTCAGGGTGAACCACATCAGTTGGTCGGGTTCCTGCTGATACGCGAATGACGTGATGCCGGTTTTGGTCATGTGTTCGGCCATCAACGTCAGGTCGGCGCCGACGTATCGATCTGAGCTGAACTCGTAAGCGAGCCCCCAGACTTTGCGCGCCGCGCGCTGCACCAGAATCAGGTCGTCGATGAACAACGGGCGCACTCGCGCGGTGCCCTTCTTCGTCTCTGGCTTGAGTTGTACCGACGTCGGGGTGATCGCCCGGCCTGGCGAGCCCTGCACCGAATACTCTCGGCTCGAGGTGAGAACCATCATTACCCGCTCGGCCGCGAGGTAGACGATCGGGCTGAGCTCCTTGCTCGCGATCGTGAAGTTGACCGCGTCGGTGTCGGTCGTGCCCTTGGTGAAGTCGAGATAAAGCCCGGTGCGCGAGCCCCAAAACGTCTGCGGGTATTTGGTCGTCCCGCCGAACCAAAGGCGTTGCTCGTGAAGGCACCCCGTCTGTGGATAACCGTTGGCCGCGCTCCATACGGCGGCCTCCATCGACCAGGCGAGCGGAGCCGCTACCAGGACGGAGCTCATAGCGGTGACGATCGTCGCCGTTGCCGAGCTGCTCGAGGCAATTGACGTGATTTTCAGCAGCCCGCCGTTCATTCGGATGTACTTGCCGACGTCGTCGGTGGTGCGGAAAACGGCGCCGGTGATGCCCCATGAACCCTGTGGATAAGTGAGAGAAAGGAAGTCGACCGACGTCGTGCCGCTGAGCGTCGTCGCGTTGGTGTAGCCGAGCGTCAGAATCACACCGTTGTCGGCGTAGAACTGAAGCCCGGCGTCACCTGGAACGAAGACGGCGGCCGACGCGGTCAGGGTAATTGCGCCGGTCTTTGCCGTCAGCGTGACCGTGGCGGCGCGCGTAACGGCGCCAATCAGCGCAACCGCGGATCCGGCCGGGCTGGCGATCGACGGCTTGATGAATCCCTGCGGCGAAAAGTCGATGTACCACGTACTCGGCGCCACACTGACCGAGGCAAAGGGGACGGTCACGTTGATGGTGGCGACAGTGTTCGACGTCACACTGACGATTGAACCGAGCCCGGCGTTGCTGACGATGTTGCGGCCGACGTCCGACGCCAGGAAAGCGTTCGAGCTCGCCGTCGCGGTGACGCCGGCGCCCGATACCGCCGAGAGCGTCAGCGTGACCGCCTGCGGGTGGCCTTGCTCGTCGAACGGTTGGACGGTGAACGGGACGGCGGTCAAGTCCCAATTGCTCGCGCTGAACGAGCGCAGCCGGTAGGGCGCGACCGACGGGTGAAAGAGGAACATTGTGTCCGCGCCCTGGGCGAAGTCGAGTTGTAGCACCTGGGCGGCGGTGTATGGGCTAACCAGCTCGATGCCGGTGTAAACGCCGTTGGGCAGGAAGATCCGAGCGTAGAGCTGGCCGAACTCGAGCATGTAAGCGGTGGAGCTGTTCACCACAAACGGCACGAGGATTGATTGCGACGTCCCGCTGAACTTGGTCGATTGAGCGTAGAACGAGCCCGCGCGCCGGCGGGCGCCGCCGTGAATCAGCGGGTGGATGTTCTGCGAGAGCTTGACCGCGTTGGCGTATTTGTCCAGGTCGACGCGACCATACAGGCGCGGCGAAATCTCGCCGGTCGTGAAGTTGCTTTGAAGTATCGGGCCTCGTGCTGCCATTCGTTACAGCCTCGGGAAGGAACCGAAGCGGGAATTGAGAAGCCGAAAATCTCCGAATTGCTCGGGTGGCTGGTCTTTTCCGTCGATTCCTTTGGCCTCCTTCGTGACATCCTTCATGGCGGCGACAACTGCCTGTTCGAGCGTGCCGCTCTGGGTGATGTTGTACGCGAGCGCCGCGCGCATCCCGGCGACCATCGCCATGACCAGGGTTATCGGCCAGGTCGTCTCGTCGGTGTTGACTCGGCAGTAGCGAAGGTTCAACACGCCGGTGTCGTTGGTGAGCAGTCGCAGCTTGTTGTCGGGGCCGGATTCGATGTGGTACTCGGCCGTCTCGTTGTCCTCCATGCCGTCGGCGATGATCCGCAGAAAGTCGCTCGGCAGGGTGTAAGAGCTCGCATAACCGAACAGCGGCGCGACGGCGTCGGCGTTGAGCTGCACGCGGGTAATGCAGCACTTCCACGGGCGCATGACCTGGGCGAAGTTGCGCACCAGCGGGTAGAGAGTGAGGCACGCCGTCGAGCGATCCGAACTACCGTCGAGCGCCGTTATGGTTTGGTCGCCGAGCTGCAAAAGCGCCTGCGAGCAAATGTTCACCGCGCTCGCGCTGAAGTTGACCGTCGCCAGGCTGGTGCCGGTGTCGACCTGGTCGACGCTGGAGGTTGGATCGCATAGCGCCGCCGTCGCGTACAGCCGAAGGTCGCCGGCGGCGTTGGTGTCGACGGGCGTGAGCGTCACCTTGTAGTCGCCGTTACCGATCTCGGCGACCGCGCCGGCGGCCGCGGCATAGGCGCCCCCGGCTTTCGACAGAGTGACAACCGGGGTTTTCCCCGTGGCGCCCGTCAGGTGATCCGCCGCCAGGATCATCCGAAAGGTTTTAACGTAGGTCGAGCCGAGCGTGATGATTGACATAGTTCACCAGTCTATAGAAAAACGGCGCCCGAAGGCGCCGTAATGGTTCAACACTCGAAGCCGCGTTCAGTCGTGGACGTATGCGACTCGGAGCTGAATCACCTGGTTGTTGGCGACCTGTGCGCCGGCGATCGTCGAGATCAGCGTGCAGTCATCCGTCGCCGACGCCCATGCGTTCGCCGCGTTTGAACTGTCGTCCTGCGTTTCGTAGGTGCCCGTCGAGCCTTGCCCCGTGATGGTCGTCTGGGTGTTGCTCGAGGTGGCGACCAGCGACATGACAACCGAGCGGCCGGCCAGGTCGACCGATACCACGGTGGCCGCGGTCGCGACGCCGGTGCCGGTGATTAGGGCGCCGGGCTTGTAGATACCCATTGCCTTACACGCCGTCAGAACCGCCGAGCCCACGGTGTTGTCGGCCAGCGCCGTCATTGTGGCTTCGCTGAGCGCCGTCGAGCCCGCCGCGTTGATCGCGGTGGCGGCCAGGTAGCGCGTCGCCAGGAATTGGTCGCCGAGGTTCGCCGTACATGACGCCGTGCCGGCGTTGTACAGGATCCTCGACAGTGCCGCGATGATCCGCGCCTTGACGGGCAGCCGACCCCAGATGATTTTATCGCCGATCGCCGGCGCGGTGCCGGAGCTCGGTGCGACAAACTGCATTTCGGCGTAGCGAATGCGGCCGCCGCTCTGGTTGGTCGGGATCCGGTTCAGCAGCGGTTGCCCCGAAACGGGCTGCGTGAGCTGGTTGATGTGATCCGAGTTGAAGTTGGCCATGTTTGCGTTACTC